TGATAAAGTTACAGGAGAGTTTATTGACGGTTACCGTGTAGTCGTTTATCCAAATTTGAGACCAACAGCAGAAGCTAAAAAAGAATCAGAAACAGATTCAGTAGACGGTGTAGACCCTATCCAATGGACTTTGGCAGTTCAAGCAACTGATTCAGATATTTATTTGAATGGAGATAAAAAAGTTCCTGCTATTGAGTATGAGATTTGGGGAGAGCAAGCAAAAGATTTTGTTAAGAAAATGGAAAGCGGACTATTCATCATGCAACCTGATACGGAACTTGCTGGTGCTGTTACGTTAATTCCTCCAGTTATTCCAAATGTTCAAACGAAAACTAAAGGGGGTAATGACGGAACAATTGTTTTACCATCTATTTTGAAAAACTCTAAAGGGCAAGATGTAAAAGTAACAGCGGTAATTAAAGATGTAAAAGGAAATATTGCAAGAAACAACGAACTTGCTCCTGGCGTTTATATCGTTACATTCTCCGCTGAAGGTTATGCAGATGTTTCAGTGGGCGTTGCTGTAACAGACAAGCCCTAGTGCGCCCGACGGGGCTCAACACGTAGCCTTTGCATATAGTGCAGGTGTAAAAGATAGATTCACGACCGTTTGGCCTAACTTAAATTTGTTAGACGGAACTAAAGACTTTAGCGGTCTTTGGGATTGGGCAGACAATTGGACAAACGACGGGACTTATGAAGGTCTAACTGTTAAGAAAACAACTAAAAAATGGGGTGGTATTCATAAAGTATTTACAGCACCAAAAGACGGTACTTATACTTTCTCAGCTTATATTAAAAGTTCAGGAAGTTCGGCAAATACAATTAGATTTACCTTGCTTAACAGTTCAGAAATTCCCTCTCTAAAAAGGACATTCAGTAATGATTTTGATTGGGTTAGAGATAGCATTACCGTAACCTTAAAAGCTAATGACAAAGTATTAGCTAGATACGAAATGACAGGTTCAGACTCTGGTTCAGCTTTGTGGACGGCTGGTCATAAGTGGGAAGAAGGACCAATTGCTACTTCTTGGATGCCTTCATTTAGTGAAGTAACAGCTGAAGATTATCCAAGCTATATCGGAACATATACCGATAATGACTCTAACTCACAAAGTGCAGACCCAGAAAAATATACTTGGAAAAAAATAGAATAAGTAAAGGAATATATATAAAATGGCAAAACAATTAAGTACAGCACGTAAATTTAAAATGATTACAGGTAAAGACCTTTTTCAACAACAAAAGGCAATGGATACAGAGCTTAAAAAAGAAGACGGAGAAATTACTGATGTAATGGAATTCGTTCAATACGGTTTATACTTGGCTCTTTTTCAAGATAACATTGTAAAAGCAAAAAGCGACTTTGCAGACTTTCGTTCTAGCTTTGAGTTCGATACTGACGGTAAAGGACTTAAAGAACTTGTCGAACTGTGGCAAAAAGAAATTTAATGAGCTGAAAGGACTGTAAATGATTTTAAAACATGCAATTAGATACTTAGAACTAACAGGTTCAGACTTTATTACAGATTTGAAAGACTTTGCAGACCTACAAAATTCTTTTGTCGCTGGTTATATTCCTGATGACTTTACAGAGCAAATGGAGAGCTTTACAGACAAGTTATTGATACTTTGGGTAGATTGTAACGGAGGACTGCAAAACGCATTAGACGACAAAACAGAGCTTCCTACAACTAACGAGTTAATCAATATCTTCTGTAAGACTGTTTTTATTAAAGAAAAAGAGGAAACGGAAGACGATACAGTCTTCTTTTCTTCTAGTTCATTGATTAAGAAAAAGAAAGATACTGTAAAGGAAAATAAAACCTTAGAACTTTTGACTGTTTTAGGCAATAATGAAATTGATATAACACAGTTCATGGAAATGGAACTAGAACTTGTTTATAAATTAATCGAACTTATTGCAGAGAAGAAGAAAGAGGAAAAAGAAAAAGAGAAAAGGCGTAAAAGAAAGGGTATGTAATGGCAAGTAATGCAACATTTGAGGTCGAGATATACGGTAATACCACGAAATTCGAGAACTCACTTAAAGGCGTTAATACCGCAATGTCAGGGCTTAGAGGAGAAGCTAAAAACTTACGTGAAGCTCTAAAACTTGACCCAACAAATACCGATAAAATGGCGCAATTGCAAAAGAACTTACAAACGCAGTTGGGCTTATCACGTGACAAAGCAACAAAATTAAAACAAGAACTTTCTAGTGTAGACAAAAGTTCCCCAGAAGGTCAAAAGAAATGGCTGCAACTTACCAGAGACCTAGGCACAGCAGAAACACAAGCTAATAAGCTAGAAGGCGAAATTAGGCAAGTCGAGAGTGCTATTAGTTCAGGCTCTTGGAACATTGAAGCTAAAATGGACACCAATGGTGTAAATAGCGGAATTGAGGGCATGAAGTCACGCTTTAGCGGTCTTAGAGAGGTTGCTATTGGTGCATTCAGGCAAATCGGTTCAAGTGCTGTCAGTGCTGTTGGTAATGGTTTAAGAGGCTGGGTATCTGATGCAATGGACACTCAAACAGCCATGATTGCCTTGAAGAACACAATGAAGTTCAAAGGCAATGGTAAAGAGTTTGACTATGTAAGCAATTCTATGCAGAAGCTCGCTAGAGATACAAATGCAAATAGTGAAGATACTCTAAAACTTTCAACAACGTTCATTGGTTTAGGAGATAGTGCTAAAATAGCAGTTGGTAAAACAGAAGCACTAGTAAAAGCCAACCAAGCGTTTGGGGGTACTGGCGAACAATTAAAAGGTGTCGCACAGGCTTATGGCCAAATGTCGGCTTCTGGTAAAGTTACTGCTGAAAACATCAATCAGTTGACAGATAATAACACTGCTCTTGGTTCAGCTCTTAAATCAACTGTTATGGAAATGAACCCAGCTTTAAAACAGTATGGTTCATTTGCTGAAGCTGTTTCGGATGGTGCTGTTTCAATGGATATGTTAGATAAGGCTATGCAAAAAACAGCAGACGGCTCAAGCAGTGCTACAAAAACTATAAGGGACACTTGGGCTGGCTTTAATGAAGATATGTCGCAAGCCTTACTTCCTGCACTTGAGGCTTTAACTCCTGTTATCAATGCTATAATTGATAAAATGGGTGAGTGGGGCAAAGGTGCTGGTAAAACTATAACAAGTGTTATTAAGTATTTTCAAGACTTATTTCAAAAAATGCAAGAAAGCGGAACGACCTTAGCGTTTTTAGAGGCTTGGGATAGCATAAAAAGTATATTTGGCTCTTTAGTTTCTATTATAGCGGATGTTATCGAGTCATTTCTTGGAGTAAATACAGAAACAACAAAAAACGCAACAAGTGTAAAAAACGTAGCGAAGAGTATAGCTATATTAGCTGGAAAATTGTCAGAAGTTGCGAAAAAAATAGCTGATTTTTTGAAAAAAGTTAGTGAAAGCAAAGGCGCAATGGATACCTTAAAGTCGTCTTTGGTAGCCTTAACAGCAGGGTTCGTGGCTTTTAAAATCGGAAAAGGAATAGTTACCGCTATTGGTATTTTCAAAAAGTTAAAAACAGCAATTCAAGCAGGAACAGGAATAATGAAAGCATTTAATCTTGTCGCTGCTGTTAATCCTTATGTATTGATTGCAGCTGCGATTGCTGCGGTCGTTGCTGGTTTGGTTTACTTCTTCACTCAAACGGAAACAGGGAAAAAGGCTTGGGCTAGTTTCGTAGACTTCTTAAAGAGTGCATGGGACGGTATAGTTTCATTCTTTAGCGGTATTGGTCAATGGTTCTCTGATATATGGAATGGAGCAGTTGACGGAGCAAAAGGTATTTGGCAAGGCTTAGTTGATTGGTTCAGCGGAGTTGTACAAGGTATTCAAAACATTTGGAGCGCAATAAAAGGGTTCTTTACTACCTTATGGACAACTGTTGTTGCTGGTATTCAAACAGCATGGGCAGGAGTTACAGGGTTCTTCACAGGGCTATGGGACGGAATAGTAAATATCGTTACAACTGTATTTACAACTATCGCAACTTTAGTAACAGGAGCTTATAACTGGTTCGTTAAAACTTTTCAGCCTTTAATTAGTTTTTATCAATCTATATTTAATCTAATCGGTTCAATAATCAACTTAGCTTTTCAACTCATCTTGGCTATAATTCGAGGTGCTTATAAATTAGTTCTTAACGCATGGCAAGGTCTATCAGCTTGGTTTGGTGGAATATTTAATGCTGTTAGTTCAGTAGTTTCGACAGTATTTAGCGCTATTGGTGGCTTTGCTGTTTCAACTTGGAACGTAGTTAGGTCAGTATGGAGCGCAATTACAGGTTTCTTTAGTAGCATATTTAATGTTGTAAGGGGAGTTGTGTCTAGTGCTTTCAGCGCAATCGGAAGTTTTGCTTCTAGTGCTTGGGGAGTAGTTCGCTCAATATGGAGCACAGTTTCATGGTTCTTTAGTGGAATATTTAATTCGGTTCGTAGTGTAGTTAGTGGAGTATTCAGTGCTATTGGTAGCTTTGCTTCTAATGCTTGGTCAAGAATTTCAGGTATATTTAGTGGAGTAGGTAGCTTCTTTAGTGGAGTGTTCAATGGTGCAAGAAATGCAGTTAGTAGAGTATTCGGTTCTTTTGGAGGGTTCGCCTCTAATGCTTACAATGCAATAACAGGAGTATTTAGAGGGCTTGGTAGCTTCTTTAGCGGACTATTTGGAGGAATAAGACATACGATAAACAGTGTCCTTGGCGGAGTTACGAGTACAATTAACCATATATCAGGAGCTATTAATGGTATCGCTGGTAAGCTAGGCGGACTGTTTAAGGGTTCAATGGTAGTAGGCTTAACAGATGTTAATCTATCTTCTAGCGGTTACGGCCTAAGCACTAACAGCGTATCAAGCGACAATAGAACTTATAACACATTTAACGTGCAAGGCGGTGCTGGTCAAGATGTTTCTAACTTAGCACGAGCAATCAGACGAGAATTTGACCTAGGGAGGGCTTAATGGTAAGACAGTATAAAATACATACCAACTTAGACGGAACAGATGATAAAATATGGGACGTTACAAACGGAAAAGTTAGATTTTACCAGCCCTCTAACTTAGGGTTACAATCAACTAATAATATTTGGCAAAGTAATGGTATTGGAGTAATGGGAACACGCTCAATCAATCAACCTCAAATAGAGTTTAAATTAGAAACGTTTGGCGAAAGTTTAGAAGAAAACTATCAATTAATGAAAGACTTCGTAAATGATATTCTTAGTAAAAAATTCGTTACACTTGAATATCAAACAGAGATTTTTCAGGTATATGCCGATTTAGCTTTAGCAGATGTCACAAAGACAGAAGGATACGGTAAAAATGGAACTTTCAGCGAAAAGATAACTTTTGATATAATTACAAAGTGGTACACTTACGAAAATTTAACTTTTGAAAAAACTCAAAATGGAAAAGTTCTTTCTGGTAAGTCTAAAATTTACGGAGGAGTAGCACCGGGAAATTATAAATATGTCAAAGGAACTTCTTACACTTATTATGGAGAGACAAATATAGACCGTTTAAGTCGTTGGGAAATAAAAGAAGAAATATTTAGTTTTATAGGAATACTACATCAAAATCTTTATAGTAAACCAACTGGCGTTAGATTTTTAGACACCACTGGAAATGAATATACTGCGATTATATTTAATATGACAGATAAACAAAGTTATATTTTAATTAATACAGATGTAAATGATGAAATTTATCAAGGGTGGTTAGGAACAGTTCCATTAAATTTATTTCCTGCACTTGATTTTGAGCGGTATAGAACTCGTATAATTAAAGAGGGTCAAATGGAACTGGTCAATTTAAGTAAGGCAGAATTTAAAGTTAAGAGAAAGGCGGACTTCGTTTAATGTTAGAGGCTAATGTTTATGATAACTTTAATCCGAACTACTATAATCTTGCCTTTAGCCTACCTAATGGCAAAAGAGAAACGAGAGGGCTACCAATACCAAAGGCAAGATGTCAAGTTATTAACTATGAGTTATGGGAAACAGGTTATCTTTATACTTCATCGGCTACATTGACCGTTTCAGTAGAAGTTGGCGATATTGTTCAAATTCTTTTTCCTGAAGTTGTTCCAATTGAATATGCTCTAGGAAAAGATAAAAAACTAAATTTAGACATGGTTTACCTTGTGACAGATGTAGACGAAAGTAACAAAGCTACGTTAAAAAATTATTTTTGGGCAATGATTGAAAGCCTAGACGTCCCGAACGCAATAACTAAAACGACAAACTCCGCTATCATTGATTATCTAATTGACCCTAATAAAAATAATTTAATGAGTTATGGTTACTTCTTTAATCCAAGTATTTTCGCTGGAAAGGCTACAATTAATCGAAAAGCGGAAACTTCATCAGCTAATGATGTAGCCAAAAGGATATTTTCTAAGGTTCAATTTCAACCAACCACAACTATTCAGCATTCTTCTTCAGTAGAAGACCCTAGAACTTTATTATTTATTAACTTTGCTTCTAGGAAATGGAATAGAAGTAGAATCACGACAAGAGTAGATTTTAAGCAAAATGTGGCAATGGACACAGAAACAATAGTAGAACGTTCGGCTTATAATTTCGCTGTTGTATTCGTTAAAAATAAGGAAACAGACGACTATACAGACCCTCCTAAAATGTACACAACAAAAAACAACGGAGATGTCATTGATTGGAGCACTTATCGTGGATACGGAACAGACTTGCCAGATGTAAGGACAGCTAAAACATTATTTTATGATAGAGATGACCACGGGAATCCTCCTGACATGTCTACTATTAAGGCTGAAATTTCTCCCTCTACGATAGTCACAAGATTATTCTTTAATCAAAATGAGCTATTGCCTTTGTATGTTAATGACTTGGTTGATATATGGTATGACGGTAAACTGTATTCAGGATATATAGCAGACAGAGTTAAAACCGAGTTCAATGATAGACTTATTTTTGTAGAAAGTGGAAACAAACCAAATGTTATATGAGTATGTAGTTACTTATGGAGACAAATATAGAATAGATAGCTTCACAGGGTATAGAGAGCTACGTAAAGACCACTTAGAACTTTTGCCAGGCAAAGTGTACTACAATAGCAAAAACACGCTTAGAATCGAAACTACGCTCTTGTACGAAGTCGGTCAATTTGTATCAATTGGTGGTTATCCTTATGGCGGTAGAAAATTTAGATTATTGGAGCTATCAATTACTGATAACCCAGTTTTAGATAAAGCGAAAATAATTTCAAGAAAGGTTAAAAATGACAATTAACAATTTCACATTTTTCAGTCCAAATGGAACAGAGTTTCCAGTCGGTTCTAATAATGACGCAAAGTTATATATGATGCTGACCGGAATGGACTATAAAACAATCAGGCGCAAAGACTGGCTAACCCCAACCAATTCAGGCCTTAATGTAATTTATAACAATACTTCGATCATTGCTGGAGGAAGATATTTTGAACTATCATTTGAAACAGTAACCTTAAATGCTAATTCCGTAAACTATATTCATGCAAATATTGACTTAACACAAACAACTCGACCTGTCAGCTTATCAGCCGAAAAATCAGATAATAGCAACAGTATTGACTTGAATAATGCTTCAGGAGTACTGAAAGTCTTAATTGATATTAGAACAACTAATGGAACAGATGTCACTCTTCAAAAAGCACCTGATAACGTAACATATTTAGATAAAGCTGTTATAAATAGCGTTATATCTTCCAGTACGGTTGATTCTGGTCAAGTCAAAACAGCAACGATTAACACAGGTTACGGACGAAGTGCTGTCATAACTAGAATTGGAAACACAGTTACAATTACAAGTCAAAGCCAGTATTCTTCTGAACCAGCTAACGGTTCATGGCAGAGAGGAGTTGGTACATTGCCAGTAGGTTTTCGCCCAGCAACGGAAACATTAATTTATAACCATGATTTAACTATCCCTTCGAAATTTTCTTGGAATTTACTACACACAAATGGGCTTATTGATTTGTTTAGCAATGGGAATATAAAAACAACTGATTATATATTAACTAGCGGACAATTTTGGATAACTAAAGATAAGCTACCAGAATAAACAAAATAACAAAAATAGAAAGCAAAATAAAATGGTAACTAGAATGATTTTAATAACTATCTTAATTTTGGCGATTCTTTTCGCTACGTGGGTCAAAGATAGAGAAGCGATGAACCCACCTTTCAAACGTAGACTTGTAATTGATTTGACGGTAATATTCGCGCTATGGGTTTTATATGCAGTCTTCTACTTTACACAAACACCCTCAACTTCTGATATCGCTAAAACTGTGATTAACGTAGCTTTGTTATACTTTGTAGGACAGTTTATTTATTTAATCGCAAAAATCAGTCCTATGTTTGACGGTTTGGTTAAACTTATTAAAAAGAATGGCGTAAATATTCCTGAAGCGAAAGAAGAACAAACGGAGGATAAAAAAGAATGAATATAACTAATGCTGGTGTACGTGGGTATAATCCTACTGGGGTTGTAATTCACAATGACGCTGGTTCAAACGGTGCTAACGCTGGCTTCTACAATAACTGGTTACCTAATCATAATCCTGAAAATGGCTTTGCTCATGTTTATATTGGAAATGACGGAAGATTACAGGCTTCTGACTTCTCTAACATGGCATGGCATTGTGCTAACTCATACGGTAATGCAAATTATGCCAGTTGGGAAGTATGCCAGTCAGAGGGCGATTTAACCCAGTTCTTGAGAAATGAGCAAGCGGTACTAGATGACGTAGCCAAGTATATGAAACAATGGGGACTAACTCCTAATCATGATACTGTGAAGCTACATCAAGAGTTATCATCTACTTCATGCCCTAGACGTTCCGTAGAAGCTCACGGTGGCAATGTAGAGAGCTGTCGCTCATACTTTATCGCAGAACTAAACAAACGCCTTACAGGACAAACTGGAGGCAATAACAACAACACAACAGAAAGCGGAGAAATTGAAATGTTTCTAATTAATTGTAAAGACACTAAAAATTGGTATGTATGTAATGGAGTTTCAGCACGACATATTAAAACAACTCGTATGCTTGGAGGTTTCCAAGGTAAATTTGGAGCAATCAAGTTACCAGAAACTATTATGTATCAAGATGAATTTGAAGCAGAGTATGGAAAAGTAGACTAATAAAAAAAGACAGCTTTATAGCTGTTTTTCTTTTGTAATTGAAGATATCCTACTTTCTATTTTTTAATTTACTATTTTACCAAGTCGCCCAAGCTGAACCACCTGAACCTTGATATATACTTACAGCTTTATCTAGATAATCCTGTGGACTTAAATTAGACACTTGCCCATGTACGCTTTGATTAATCTGTAATAGTCCCCAGCACCCAATAGGGTTTTCAACATAAGGGTTTCCGCTAGATTCCTTGTAAATAACATCAAGCCATTTACTAGCGCTTACTCCTGTCTTACTTGCTATGTAATTCGCTGCTATTTCAGGACTTACGCTAGACCAATCCGTTCCAATGTTGCCATTAGTTGCTGTATTTGGCACAACTTCTAAAATAACTTCTTGCTCTCTTTCGATTCTGTCAGCTTCAACTCGTTGTTCTTCAATTGCTTTCTCCTTAGCTTGTCTTATATGCTCATATTTTGCTTTCTCTTGCGTTTTAAACTCTTGGTCATATAATTGTGCCACAATATCATTAAAGCCCTTATCCGCCTTTTTATGAGCTTTTTGAATCAATGCGATACTTCTAGTTGTGTCGTCTGTTAAAATAAAGATAATTACTCTCCTTTTTCATGGTTCAATTGCTTACCTGATTAATAGCTTCAATAATATTATTGCCAGCATTTATTAGAATTTCATCACTTACAGTTACATCCTTTCTTGAAAATAGCTCGTTCTCAATCTTCACAAAGTGCATTGATTTAGCTAAAAATTGAGCAGATGATTCATAATATAATGTCTCTAGTTCATCATCTGAAAGCTGTGTCAAATCATCATTAGCAAAAGTTGTTAGTTTTCGCTTAATCTCTTTGCCTTCATCATCTTCTTCTATGTAAAAACGTTTCATCTATTCATTCCTCTAATTTCAAATTTTTCAATAATATATCGTTTAGAACCAAGCTCAAAGCTGACTAGATAATTATTGAAATGGTCTTTCTTGTTCAAGTCATTAGCAATCTTTCGTGCTGTTGACCGCGAACATTTTGAACTATTTATTTTACTTGTGTATTCGTGTAAGATTATCTCATTGCCTCCCTTTGCATTTTACGCTTCAAACGTTGCTTATATAGATATTCTTTGCTTGGCTTTAAGCTATATAATAACTCATCTAGTAAGTCCATAGCCTCTCCGCCTGTTCCTGAATTATTCATCTTTTTAAGTATAAGCTCGTGCATTTCTTCATCATTGAAAAACATAGTAAGATAAGGGAATGCTACGGTATTCGGTAAGCTCAAACGTGATTTAGTTACTCTTAGGTTAGGGTATTTACCTGTTTCAGCTTTAACTTTTAACTCAAACTGTGCCATTCCGATACCTTGCTCTTTTAGTACGCTAGTAATTCTTTCATATAATTCTTCATTTGTCATTATGCTATAACCTCAATTATTTCTGTATGTTTTTTAACTTCATATCTTTGTTCTTCTGGAAGTAATTCATTCCATTTTAAAGCCTCTTTTTTATTATAAAACTTACGTGATTTAATTTCTTTTTCCAATATCCAAGATACTGTGTAGTATGTAAATTCATCTTTCATTATCCAATTACTCCTGTCTTTATATTTAGTCTTTGCTGACTTGATAAATGATACAAGTTACACCATTTGCAGTAGTAAGCTCTAACTGGTATCTTATCAGCTTTCTTTTTCCTATGCTGGGCATTTGCTATTGAATATAAAGCGCCCATTTTTGTGTATTTGCGTTTTTTACACATAATCCAACCACTCCTTAATCGTAAATAATTCAAAGCCATTTAGTTTGCTTTGTTTTTCAATTTCTACTTGATTTCTATCTAGGTCTGTCAGCAGTTCAATTACAGGCATACCATTATCAAGCCACCTAATGACTGTATTAGCTTTAAGTCCGAAATACTTAGCACATTGAGCCTTACAGCTAAAGTGTAGCTCTTCTTCCGTTGTAGGGTTATAAGCTACGACCTTTATAGCTTTTTGTATTGCCACTATTTAACCTCCTTTCTATAAAACAATATTATCAAAATACTTTATATTTGTCAAACATAAATGTTAAATATCTTCAATAAATTCCAAGTATCTTTCATCAATCGCTTTTATTTCTTCTTTAGTGAACTCTGATTTGAAGTTATTTCTTTCTTCTTTGAAACCTAGGAAGAGAAACTTTTCACCTAATTCATTTTTAAACGAATTCAAATATCCTTTTTTGTTGTTCATCAATTTAACGTTGTATTTTTCCATTTCTGTCTCCTTCATTTCTATAAGACTATTTTATCAAAAAAAGTCAATGCTGTCAAACATTAACTCTTTTTAATTATTTTATTCCTTCCCAGCGTTCAAAATCATCAGCTAGTTCTTGTATAAAGCCCATAATATCGTCAGTAGTGTACTCTGTAAGCTCATTCTCGTTACTTAAGTTAGCAAGTTCTCCTGCATAGTCTAAGGCCTTATTGTGGTCCTTATCGTAGCTTTCACCCTCTTTCTTGCCAGCCCTCACTAGATACTTCAATACCTGCATTGTATTCCAGCCCACAAGCTCTTCGTAGTTAAAATTATGTTTCAAGTATTCGTTAAGTTCCACACCGTATTCATTGGCATAGTGATTATTTTCTTTTAAGTTCATTTAGATGTTACCTCCAAGCCATGCAATAAGCAACGTCGCAAGCATACCTATCCAAGTGATAGCGATAAGTGTAAATCCGACACCTGCAACTATCATTAAAGTTTTTACTGTATCTTTCATTTTGTTCTCCTCTATTTATAATTACATTCTATCAAATTGCTTTTACTTTGTCAAGAATTAACTGTTTTTAACCATAAACAACTTTTCATTTTTCGCTTTGTTACTTTGTCCACCTTGGAAAGTTCCACGTGCTTTATCAAAAGAATATACAGCTTCAAAGCGTTCATCTGAAATCGAATAACTTGAAATTATCACAATATTAGTTTTGGCCATTTCAAATGCCCAGTCATAAAACTCTTGACTATTGAACGAATTGATATAACTATCTTGGGAAGTTCCCTCATAAGGTGGATCAAGATATAATATAGCTCCAGAAACTTCACTAAAATCATGATAACTTTTATTCGTTGCTTTTATTTTATTTACTTTTTGAAGTCTGTCAACTTGTTGAAGTTGTTGAAGTTGTTCAAGTCGTTGAAGTCGTTGAAGTCGTTGAAGTCTGTCAACTTGTTGAAGGTGTTTAAGTTGTCCTAAAGTTTTATTCTTTTCTAGCTTAGCGTTAAACCAATTCCAGTCCAGTCCAGAAGTAACTTTCTTATATGTTTCTGTCTGTTTATAACCATTAAAAACGTCATGATTTTTAATAATTTCTTTAGCTAGATTATATTTCAAATCTGAAGTTTCTTTAGAATACAAGTATCCTACCTTACTATTTCCAAAAGAGTTTACTAGCAACTTCAAAAAGTCATCTGTTGTCTTGTTCTCTTTATCCTTAATCTCGAAGAACTCATCTCTTGAAATAATTAGCGTTTTTATCCATTCGCGGTCTTGAGATATAACTCGTTCAAATGCGTTAGTTATATCCTTGTCTAAGTCATTATAATGAACTTCTAAGCCATTTAAAATACATTCGGCTGTAATTGCTCCACCTCCTCCAAAAATGTCATAAATCGGTTTAGTTGTGCCAAAGTTCTGTTTGATTATTTCAATTATCTTCTTGCTTATCTTCTTCTTACTTCCTTGGTATGGTAGACCAATAGGTCTACCTTTTCTGATTTTCTTCTCGTCTAAACTAAGCATTAAAATTCCTTGTCTTTCTAGTTTGATATAATTTATTCCAGTTTTCTATAAGCTCCAGCAACTTAGGTTCATCATATTCAGTAAATAGTTCAATCTGCGATGTAAACCAGCAGTGCAAACAGCGATCGCAACTATAACAGATATTCGTGTATCCTCTACAATCTTTGCAAACTCCTAAGCCATTACTTGTTGGGATATCGAAGCAATGGCAATACCTTTCGTCGTTAAAGTATTTACTCATCTATTTTCTTCCTTTCGTTTTAATCAAGTCAACTAATGTAAAAAAAGCATATAGTCCAATTCCGACTAGTGCTATTATAATAACTTTACCAATTATTGATTCAACATTCATTGTATCGCTCCTTTATTCTATATACTATTATAAGCTATTTTCTTTTAATTATCAAGCAAAAAGTCACATAGACCACTAATAAAATAATTGTTATTATAAACAGCGGTGGTATAAATACAGTTACTGCAAGCCAAACAATAGAAACTAAAGTATAGATCATGATTTTAAGTATTAGTTTACCTGTTTTAGTTTCTTGAAAAGTTATATCCTCATCTAATGATGAAACATCTTCTTTTGAATTACCGTAAAATATTTTGTCTTCATCTACTTCGTACTGGTTTCTACAATAATCACATTTACCATTAGTGATGCTCGAAGCCCCGCAGGTTACGCATTCAATTAGTTCCATTATTTTTACCTCTTTCATTTGTTTAGATTATTATATCAAAAAAACTCTAAGCTGTAAAGCCTAAAGTCTTATATGATATTATTGTTCTTTCAATTTATTCTTGAACCAAATAATCAGTTCCATTGTTTAGCTTCCATTTCTTCATTACATTCTTCTGAACAAACCATAGGCTCGTCTAAGTCTTCCAAGCAGTCATATTCTTCTGGAAATACTTCTATTTTTTCTCCACAACATACACATTTATTATAAAATTTCATCATTTTTCCTCTTTCCTTAACTCGATGTACTAAGTATAATAAAAAAACTCTAAGCTGTCAAGCAAAAAGTCTTATATTCGTACTATTATTTTTTTCTTTTTATAACTTTATGAAGCCAATAAAATTCGCTTAGTATTCTATCCCCATTTTTCTTCAACCATTTTCCAGCATATATATAACTTTCTAGTGTTCCGTCAAAGGCTTCCATTTGTTCTCTTAGTTCGCTCTCAATAGTGTGTAATATAACTTTTTCAGCCATTTAAGCCTCTTTCAATTTATTTTTGAACCAGATGATTCGTTCTTTGAACCAAGCGTCAACTCCTTCAGGACGTAGCCATTTCCCTTGCTTCACACCGTTTTTTTCCATGAACTCAATCACTTTAGTTGGAATTTCTAGGTCGTCCCACATAGTATATTGTTTTGCTGAATTGAATTTACTAAACATTTCAAGTGTTTCGATGTAGCTATCTTTCAAAAGTTCCGTATCAAGCAATTTTTGGGCTTTCTCAGCACGTTTAGCAAGTCGTTTGTTAGCTTGTTCCAGTTGCTCCTTTTGTCGCTGTAAGCTCAAATTATGATTGATATAAGCAATTTGCTGTGCATGTCGTCCAAGTTTGCCTTGCGTGTTAAGCTCAATCAGTTTGGCTAAACCATCGCCAAGAATTTCATCAGCTACAAGATTATACTTGTATTTTTTATTTGTGTTTCGTACGTAGTTGTCAAGCGTTTGTTTGATTTTAAGTTTTTTGTGCAATTCTCTTAGTGTTGTCATAATACCCCTTTATATATTTTACCAAACTTCAAAGCATTAATTTTCACTAAATGCTTCAAGTCTGATATAAATCGCTGTTCTTCGTCAAAGTCAAATGGCATTGATACATTTTCCTTGATCCAAGTGAAAGCTCCGTCAAAGTCTTGTCTTAGTAAGCTCATTTTATCCACGATGTCGATAATTTGCTCTCTCTCTTCTGCTGTATACATGTAACCAACTTTCCACTAGAAAGGTAAATCTTCCGTATTAACTTCAATCGGTTCAGAACCACCAAATAAGTCTTGTTTAGCTTGTGATTGACTGACATTATCATTATGGATAAATACTTTTTCAACCGTAGGGAAAACAAAGTTGTAATTTACGTATTCGCCTGATTCTTTAGCTTGTACACGACCGCTGACCGTTACGGTGTCGCCTAATTGAATGAAGTCAGGTAAGAACGCTGAACCGTAAGCAACTTTTACATTAGATCCCTTTTCTTTTTCAAATAATGGAACAGAAATAATTTTCTTATCGCCTTTTGCTGTGTTTACTGTTCGTGTATTTTTTTCGTTCGCTTGTGCTGTTACTGTAATGATTGCCATTTTTTATTTTCCCTCTGTTGCTTTCCAAATTGTCATGATATCAAAGATTTCTTTTTTTGTCTTTGCTTTAAGTAGTTCCATGTTAGGATATCCAAGTTCTTCAGCTCGATTTAGCGCTGGTTGAATTTCTCTAAGTCGTTGCTTTTCTGCTTCAAGTTCTTTCTGCTCTTCTGTCAAGTCGGGCAAATCTTCATTTGCGTAAATGTATAGCCCTAAACCATGACGAGCGATTGCCTTAACTAGTCCACGCTGAATAGCTTTATTTACGTCCATGGAAGTCAGTTTTTCAACTGGGATAGATTGATTGCGGAAGTCCATTACAGGCAAATACTCAATGTGTTCTAGGCCCTCAATAGTCATACCAACCTTAACCCAAGCTGTGTGACCGTCTGTGTGATAATTTAGCCCTTTTTCATTTTCATAAACTTTACTGTTAGCTTCAGGATAAACTTTTTTTACCTCAGACCAAGCAAATGCCCAAGATAGATAGTCAAGATTATTCTTTTTACTCTTTTTATCATTAACATTAATGACGCTTAATTTTTCAAATACGCTCATTTTCTCCTCTTTCTACGATGAATACATCCCCTTGTCTTGTAATTTCGATATTATATTTAAGCATAGGTAAAATATATCCGTCTTCCCAGTAGTTCCACAAGTCATTTATCAAGCCATATAGGCACTCGTTAGGACCAACCCTATACTTTGTCACGTTCATCTCTTCGAGCTCTTTAGACAGCTTTCTGACGCCTCTAACATAATGTTTACTTGCTTTTTCTTCTTTTTTTAAACTTTTGTAATTGCTTTTCATAAATGAACTCTCTAATATCGTCTTTCTGCTGCTTTTCCTCTTTATCAGACCAGCCAACTTTTTGACCTTTTCGCTTGCCACTTTGATAAACTCGTCTGTTATCATCAGGAAAACCATTTTTATCGAAGTATATTCTAGCATATTCAAAGTAATTTAAGCTGTTGATGTACTGCTGACTACCCTTTTTGTGATAATTAAGAGTTATGAATCGCCTTTCAGCTAGTTCTTCAAAAGATGTTATCATATTTCTTCTTTAACGAAACCTAAAGTTAGCAAGGCTTTATATTCCTCACTGCCTTCTTTAACTTCAAGAGCAGATTGTTCGGATTTTGTTAATTGTCTAGACTGTCCAGCATAATATAATGCAGTTTCTCCGCTACTATCAGAAAAGTTATAAAACTTAAATTTAGGTTCAATTACTTCATAACCATTAATAATGGCATTTAACATTTTTTCTTTTTCATCAATAGTAAAAGGTGTCTTAACTCCATGTTCGTAAACTTCTCCTAGTCCATTTTTAAGAAAATTTCCCCAACCCCAACTAGAAATATAATAAAATGCTCGGCTTTTATCATTAAAAGTTTTAAGAAAATCAGCTTGTTCTTGCGTTAATTTAACCATTTGTTCTCCTTTATTTCTATATATACTATTATACCAAAATTATTTATTATTGTAAAGCATTAGATGATATTTTTTCATTTATTTCTACTTTTAATTGTAACGCCCTAATCAATGCACGTTTAGAATAATCATTTTCGCAAGCTGTATGCAATTTTTTAGACTGTCTGACTAGAAATTCAGCACGGCCAAGCCATACTTTGAAAAGCTCGTCATTATGCCATTCAGCTTTTACCATTTCATCTAATGCACGATATAACCAGCCATAAACTTCTACATGTAAATTAATAGCTTTGTTTTCATAATTAATCATTTTCTGTTACTTTTCCTTGTACTTTAGCTAAGTCTAAGAAAGCCTGTGCTGATTCTTTCGTCGTTTCGATTGGAGTTTCATCCTTGACTTTTTCCACTAGTTCGCTATCAGGTTCTTTTTTATCTTGTTCAATTGATGTAAAAGCCGAGCCAACATATCCCCAAAGAATTTCATTATTGAAAGCAAAGTTTCGAGCAAATACTTTCATAACAGAATAACCATTTTTAGTTTTGCTATTAATCTTTGGCGACATAGTAAAGGCTATCTCGTACCAAGATGGAATTGTCGTAGCTCCCAATATATGGCTTGGAATGATACGAAAATCACGTTCTGTTAAAGACTGTTCGCCAGCTTGTTTTCTAGCATGTGCCA